TTCATCGAAGCTGCTGCACAAGACCAGAACCGCGCTCGTCAACAGCGGGCCGATCAACTTCAGCAAGAGTCGTATGACGCTTGGTTGGATGAAAGCGGTGCTGCTGTCGATGCTTTGGCGCTTGGCTGGCGCCCTAAGGCAAGTGCCCGTGCTCATGGCGGGGTCAGCCAGCTTCGCGTTTAAGGGGGACAACCTTGTCCTCCATTTGTGAGAAGTCCAGCTTTCCGGCCAGCTTTTTCAACGTGCTGCCTTCCTGAGCGACAGCAGTGACGTTGTTTTGCTTCAGCAACTGCATCGCCTCAGCGCGTGCTTTGCGGTCGCCGTTTTTCAGGTCTTCTAATACTTGCGAGACAACTTCCTCGTGTATCTCTGCAAGTTGTTCCTGTAGATCTGCCATGACTACAGAGTCGTAGGACATGGCCCCACTATGGCGGCCAGGCTATACGCCACGCTAGTTACTGGGTACGCTAATAACGTCTACTGCACTGCAGAGTGGGTTACGGACCTTCTATTGATCGCAACTTGGTAGCTGAAATGGCGATCAAGTTTCCTGATCAAGCGCCGTCGCTTGAGATGGAGGAAAAGGAGGTGTGGTTCCGTGCAGGGCAGGCATCTGTCGTGCGTTGGCTCGCTCAGCGTTGCGACGACCAAGAGATGAACATGACGCTGGAGGAGGTGAGCTGATGTGCTTTGGCGGCGGCAGTAGAGCAACGATCACTAAGCCTGACTACAACGCCTACGACAAGCAGTTCGAGCTGCAAAAGGAGGCGATTCAAAGCTCGATGGATGCCAACCTGCGCACTAAGCAGCAGGAGTTGCAGGCGTCGTTAGGCGATAAGGCTGACATTCAGCGCAAGCTGAACGAGCAGATCAGAATTCAGGCAGAAAACACCAACGCGCAAGCCATGCGTTTGGCTCAGGTGATTGGCCCGCCACCGCCTGAAAAGTCAGCGCAAGCGCCAGTTATTGGCTCTAAACGCAAAAAGCTAGGCAAAGAGCGACTACGGATCCGTCGTGGCACTACGCCTACCTCCTCCGCCAGCGGTGCTGGCCTCAACATCAC